AGACCCCCTACCTCATACTACCTACACACTTTATGCGTTTTATACAGATTTAATAAGGGATAATGGCTCTAAAATGTTGGCTAAAAACTTCAGTGATAAAGCAGTTTTTGGTTGGTATGACATGAAGGAGTATGGAAGAAACAACACCGATAACAGTTTTGAGGTTATTCTTTGGACTAATGATACTTATGAATTTAGGTATGGTGCACTAAATATCACTAACCATGATGTGTTAATTGGGGAACAAGGAAGCACAGCAGAGCTTTACACCTACCTGTATCACGATGAATGTAGCACTGGAACTACCAATTTAAGCACCTGTGTTGCATATAATTGGAACTCTAGTAGTAATTCTTATAATGCTTTGCTAGAAAGTGGCGGTTCTTTATATGGTAATGGGTCAGATAATTCAGCTTGTGCTAATGACCCTTTAAGCGATAGCAGTTGTAGTGGGTATGAAGTTGCTTTGTTTGATTATGAGTGTGAACGAGATTCGCAATATTCTCCAAGTTGTCCGGGATATTCTTTTCAAGAATCAGTAGCCTATTATGAACCGCAAACATTTGACTATGGTTATGATGAGCCTGATTACAGCACAGGTAACTATTATGAAGATGACTTCTATTGGGAAGATGATTTATATTGGGAAGACAGTTATGCAGATAACTGTATAGATAATCCCAGTTTTTGCTATGACGACCCAATGCAGAACAATGTATTTGGTATAGAAGAAATTATATGGTTTGAAGATAACTTGGGGTGGGAAGAAGAAACATATTTAGTAGAAGATCCTTTTTTGAGTATACATGAACCAATAGAAATAATTACTTATGAAGAAATATTTTTTGAACCTGTATTTGAACCTGAGTATTTACCAGAATCAATAGAAACGATTGATATTTTTGATGCTGAAGAATTGGTTGATATTTATGAATTAGATTTAATTTTAGAGGAGGATTTTAGACATGAAGAAGAACTATTTGCAGAAACTTTTGAAACCATTGAAGAATTGGATGAGTGGTTTGAAGAAGAAATGGCAGAAGAAGGGTTTGAAGAAGAAAGGTTCGCCCACGAAGAAGAACCTGAAGAAGAGTTTGAAGAAGAAATCTTTGAAGAAGAAGTAGTAGAAGAAATTTTTGAGGAATTAGAAGAAGAAAGGCTGGCAGAGGCAGAAGAAGAAATACAAGAATCAAATATCGAAGAAGAGTTGTTGGCTGAGGAAACTGAAGAGAGAAGTGGCATTACATCTGAACAATTAAATGTAGTAGCTTCTACAATAGCTGTTGCCACTAACAGCATAAATAGTTCTACAGGTGCTTTAAGCTCATCTGGTTCATGGGGCAATACAGGAACAGGCTCTGGTTCAGTTAATACACAAGCTGGCAATACAACTAGCACAGCAGTTGCGAGTTCATCATCTGGTGGTGGATTTTCTACCAGTAGTTCTCCTAGTATTTCAGACCAAATACAAACTGCTCAAGTGCAAACCAACACTGTTTTGTCTTTAAGTGGTGACAATGGGGCTGTCAGTAATGTAACTACTATCATTACACCTTTGCCCTCACTAGATGCCAGCCCCCAAGTGGTTATGGCTGATGTGCAAGTATCAGATATGCAAGGACAAATAGATACAGCAGTTTCAGG